CTCGCCGGCTGCGATACAATCTGGCTGACGTGTCCTAAAGATATGCAACCGCTTGTCAGGCATAGACTGGGGGACTATATTATAGACCCTTACATCTATTATAAGACTTTTAAGTTTGCAAATTATCCCACAAAGAAAGAGATACCAATATATTATGTGCCGTCTCACCCGAAAGATGTAAATCGGCGCACATCTCTTTCTTGGAGCATAATCACGGGTGCACATAATGCGTGGAGAGTCGGCAGAAAAATAAGCAAATGGACAACGCCAGATAAATATTTTGTTTCCTTTCCATACGGCATGTTCACTCCTTATTATATGGCAAATCATAGAACAAAAATAAGAAGCGAACAATCTTTTTGTTTGTCCTACGAGGGAAAAAACTATAAAAACGGTTTATATTTACCATTTACGTTTGGATCAGAAGATTATTTAACAGCTAGAAAAAAATTTAGAGCCAATGAAGTGAGGGGCAGTGACAAGGATATGAACTATATAAAAAGGAAGGATGCATACACTGGCCGCTTTTTTACACATGATTTTGTTTTTGGCGATGTTAATGATGAAAATCTTTGTGATGTTGAGATACCATGGTATTATAATGTTTCAAGCTGGGAGGGGTATAAAGAATGGATTGCATCGGAGAATTCACTTGACAAACCAAAAGATTTTATATTATCATATAGCGAGTTTAATAGACTAGGGGAAGAATTGAATGAAGAAGAGTAGCGTGCCCTTTGTTGGGCTTCATGCACATAGCGGAGTCGGCTCTCCTTTTGATGGGCTAGGATACCCAGCAGAACACATGGATTTCGCTTTTGAGAATGGTAATGACTCTCTAGCATTAACAGATCACGGTAACATGAATGGCCTTGCATATCAAATACAACACGTGCAAGAGATGCGGAAACAGGGAAAGAACTTTAAACCTATTTTTGGAGTGGAAGCTTATTTCTTGCCAAGCATTGCGAAGTGGAGAGAAGAGCTGGAAAGAGCCAGACAAGACAAGAAGGCAAAGAGACAGATTGACACCTCGAAGTCTGGTACGACAATAGAAGATGAAAGCACAAAATCTGTCAGCAAAAACATACTGAACCGTCGTCGGCACTTAATCCTTCTGGCCCAGAATCAAACTGGACTAAACAATATCTTTTCCATGGTATCCAAATCATTTCAGTCTGACAGTTTTTATAGATTTCCTCGTATGGACTATAAAATGTTAGAGAAACACAGCGAAGGCGTCATTGCCACCAGCGCTTGCCTAGGCGGCGTATATGCAGGAAATTATTGGGACAATAGAGAAGAAGGTCCGGACGCTATTCTGTCCGCTATGAGAAAGACAACAGAGAAGATGGTTTCAATATTTGGAGACCGTTGGTATGGAGAGCTGCAGTGGAATAATGTATCAGAACAGCATGAGCTGAATAGATATATCATACAGATGAGTAAAGAAAATGGTATAAATTTAATTTCCACAGCTGATAGCCATTATCCTTCACCGGATTCTTGGAAGGACCGAGAATTATACAAGAGACTTGGCTTTCTAGGAAAGGGCAAATTCCCAGATTGGATGCCAACTGAACTACCATCTGGGGTTGAAGAGATTGGCTACGAAATTTATCCTAAGAACGGAGACCAGATGTGGGAGTCGTATAAAGTCTACTCAGAAAAAGCTGGCGTTTCTTACGATGACGACTTGGTTCGGGAAAGCATTGAAAGAACATATCAGATAGCTCATGAGCGCATTGATTCTTTCATGCCAGACAACACAGTCCGACTACCAAGCTTTGTGGTACCCGCCGGAATGACCGCTGATCACGCGCTTGTGGCAGCATGCGTAGAGGGCATGCGTGAGTTCGGATTTCAAGATGATAAAGAATACATGGACAGGATGAAAGAAGAACTTTATACAATCAGCGATAGAGGGTTTAGTAAATACTTCTTGACTATGAAGGCGATATCAGACAAAGCTTCAGATATCCAGTTGACAGGCGCTGGACGCGGCTCAGCGGCCGGTAGCCTTGTGGCATATGCCCTAGGAATTACTCAAGTTGATCCTATCAAATATAACCTACTTTTCTCACGATTTCTAAGGAAAGATGCTGAAGATTATCCGGACATCGACTATGATGTAAGCGATCCAATGGAACTTAAGGAGGCGCTTATTGATGAGTGGGGCTCTAATACTGTCGTACCTATATCAAACTTTAATAAATTGCAGCTTCGTTCTCTTATAAAAGACATATCAAAGCTTTACGATGTACCCTTTACAGAAGTTAACGCAGTCACGTCTAAGATGATGGCAGAAGCAACTCCGTTGGCTAAACGTTTTCATGGGATCAAAGCCGGCGTTTATACTCCCACTTTTGAAGAGGTTATGCAATTTAGCCACAGCTTAAAAAGTTTTTTGAACAAATATCCCAATATCAAAACGCATGTTGAGGCCCTAATGGGACAAGTCAGATCTGTTTCTAGGCATGCCGGAGGCGTGGTTATCGGAGAAGATTTAGATAAGAGAATGCCGCTGATTAATAGTGGAGGAGTTACCCAAACTCCGTGGGGAGAAGGCCAGCATGTTAGACAACTTGAGCCCATGGGTTTTATCAAATTTGACATTCTTGGCCTCTCAACGTTGAAGATGATTGAGGGTGCAGTGTACCACATCTTAAAGCGGCACCACAACGTTGAAGAGCCGACTTTCGAGCAGATTAAAGAGTACTACGATAAAAACCTACATCCAGATGTGATAAGCTTAAAAGATAAAAAGGTTTATGAGAACATATTTTGTAAAGGCAAATGGGCCGGCATCTTCCAGTTTACAGAGAAAGGTGCGCAGAATTTTTGTAAGCGCGTAAAGCCAAAGAATATTATTGATATCGCAGCTATTACTTCTATCTTTAGACCGGGCCCATTGGCCGCAAACGTTCATGAAGACTACGTAGATACAAAAAACAATGCAAAAGGAATTCGATATGGACACGAGGTTGTCAAAGAAGTAACAAAAGAAACATATGGATTTCTTATTTTTCAGGAACAGATTGCACTTTTGGCACATAAACTTGGGAATAACATCAGTTTAGACGAAGCTAACTTGCTTCGCAAGCTGTTAACCAAAAAGGGTACCGGAAAAACAAATGAAAAGAAGAAAAAGATCCATAGAAAATTCATCGAAGGTTGTGAATCTAAGGGAATATCGAATAAAGAGGCACAAAAGCTATGGCAAAAGTTTGAGTATTTTAGCGGCTACGGTTTTAACAAGTCTCATGCTATTTCCTATTCTGTTATTTCTTATCAATGTGCTTGGTTGTTGAACTATTATCCGGCAGAGTGGTTAGCGGCATTCTTAGACAAAGAACCGGAATCGAGAAAGGAAAAAGCTATTAATCTTGCTAAAACTTTTGGATTTAAGATTGAGCCAATCCACATCAACAAGTCGGGGAAAGTGTGGGAAATATCTGAGGACGGAAAGACTCTTATTCAACCACTGACATCTATAAAAGGGCTAGGAGAAAAAGCAATTGAACAAATACTTTTACATCGACCATTTAACACTATTGAAGAATTTCTCTTTAGCGAAGAGGTTATCTATTCTAAGCTCAATAAAAAAGCAATTGATGTTTTGGCAAGGGCAGAAGCGCTAAATAATTTAGTGGATGAAAGATTCAATAACCTTAAACATTTCTGGTCAGCAGTGGTAGAAAACAGGCCAAAGAGCAGGAAGAAGCTCGCTGCGATGATCGATGAATACAAAGATATTGAGGATTTCACTCGCGATGAAGTGATCGAGAACAAGATTAATTTAAGTGGTATATATCCTTTTGGGCTGATTATGTCCGATGACATTAAGAAACGATTAGAGTATCATTGTGTTTCTCCGTTGTCTGAATATGATCCCGACTTGATGGTTTCGTGGTTTATCCCACGCGAGGTAATTATAAAGAAAACACAGAAGGGAAGATATTATTATATTGTCAAGACTCTTGATATAAATTCTGAGATGATTGATATTAAATGCTGGGGGATAGACCCAGAGAAAGATAAGATCTATTTAAATAGACCATATATGGCCAAACTAGATTACCAAGAACAATGGGGTTTTTCTAGTCGATATGGAGTTAAGAACTGGAAATTACTAGGCTAAGGGGGCGTTATGAATCTTAGAGTAGCAAAAATTAGAGAGAGTGCAAAACTTCCCACACGGGCTTATCCGACAGATGCGGGCATGGATTTATATTTTTGCCCAGATGGAGAACTAGAAGAAAAAATTGTTAGTCGTCATGGGTATGCAATAGAGACAAGAGAATCGATGGTTTTACCTACAGGTTTAAAAATAGAAGTGCCAACCGATTATATGTTAGAAATAAAAAATAAATCTGGGATTGCTTCAAAGCGGCAACTTTTAGTCGGCGCCTGTGTCGTCGACCATGGATATACTGGAGAAATATTTGTCAACCTTCACAATATTAGTTTAAAAACACAATATATAAAGCCGGGAGATAAGATAGCACAAGCCGTTTTGATACCAGTAAACTGTTGTGGTGTGATAGAAGTGACACGAGAAATATTTGAACAGGAGACGGCACGCGGCACCGGCGGCTTTGGCTCGACAGGGGATAAATGATGAGAAAGGTTTTAATATTATTATGCGCACAAGCTTTATTTGTAGCTACCAACGCAGAGGCACTTGTTCCTGTTTATTCTTTGGGGGGATACGAAGAGACCACAAAAACGTGGACTATGGTTTATGAGAGATTGGTGGATAAAGGCACCTCTGTAAAAGGAACAACATACATTGTACCACTTAAAGGTAATGGGTATCGAGATAGACGTCACAAAAACAATTCTCGTGATACTATTATTTTTATACCAAATACTGTTTCTATAGAAGAGCCGGTTGATATTATATTTTATTTTCATGGTCTAGGCGGATTTAAAAAAAGAGATTTCGAAACAAGAGTTTTAAAGCACACTCCGTCTATTGATCCAGAAAGAAATTATATAGTTGTAATTCCAGAGATGCCATGGTCCAAACATACATCAACACCTAGAACACGGCAGGGCCGCGTTTTTAACAAAAAGGGGCAATTTTCTGAATTTGTACTGTCAGTAAAGCATGTAATAGGAACACATTTTATGCCACCTTGCAAACGCACGTGTCCAATTTTAAAGCCGAAGATAAGTGTGAATTTGATTACATTGCTAGGCCACAGCGCCGGCGGCAGCACTCTTATGTCAATATCGAAATCCGGTGGTTTAAACTGGCTCTATAATGAGGCAGGAGTGAAATCAGTTAAAATTATTTTTTCAGATGCTTCCTATGGTTATTGGCTAGACATTACATGGAAAAGTTTTCGCCCTTATGTACAAGGCACTGAGTTTCTTGTTTTGACGAGAAAGTGGGATAGACCGCATAGGCATACAAAAAGATTTTTGAACAAATTTAAGAAACCACCAGTCAACATTAAACACATAGTTTTTAGCAGAAAGACGACGCATGCTGGAATAGGTGATCAATCATTTACTTGGATTTATGGCCCAGCTGTTGATTCCGGCTGCGGCGAAGGAGAAAAAAATGAGTAATCAAATGAGTAAAAACTTTAAAAAGAGCGAGTTTAAATGTCGCGATGGTACAGCGGTACCAGAAGAATACATGGATAATTTAGAAGAATTGGTTGAAAACCTACAAATTATCCGCGACCATATTGGCGCACCAATGCACATCATATCTGGGTATCGCTCTCCAAAATATAATAGAAAAATTGGAGGAGCTAGAAAATCTCAACACATGAAAGCAAAGGCCGCAGATATTGTTGTAAAAACTATTAAGCCCATAAAGATGAGAGAAATTATTATCGACCTAATTAAAGAGGGAAAAATTAAAAAAGGAGGCGTTGGCCTTTATCGTAGTTTTGTACACTATGACACCCGCGGTTGGAATGCGCGCTGGAAAGGCAAAGGCGTCAAAGATTACAGGGGGGAGAATAAATGATTGTAAAATACACCTTAAAAAAAGGAGACTCTGGACAAGAAGTCAAAAGACTTCAAAGCAAACTGCCAACTGTTGCTGATGGCAAATTTGGACCAAAAACAGAAAAAGCGGTGAGAGGATACCAGAAACATAACGGCCTCACTGTTGATGGCTTAGCTGGAAAACAAACCCTTACCTCATTAGGAATCAATGTAACACCAGCAGTTGATTTATCGAGCTGGAACGGTACCGTGGATTTTGAGAAAATTAAAAGAGCGGGATGTTCTGCAGCATGGATCAAGCTCACGGAAGGCACCACTCATCAGAACCCCGGCCGTGAAAAAAAGTTTGAGACCGCTAGAGATGCCGATGTCACCGTGGGAGCGTATCATTTTGGACGACCCGATACGTACTCTGGAGACCCAAACGACTGGGAAAAAGAGGCAAATAACTTTCTCATACAGCTTGAAAAGGTAGGGTGCCAAAGCGGCGACCTAGTTCCTGTATTGGATGTAGAAGCTGGAATGAAAACGGATGACAATCACAATGTTAATTGGTGTCTTAATTGGTTAAATTATGTGAGTAAGGAGACCAGCAGCACTCCGATGATTTATACTGCGCGCTGGGCATGGCAGTTGTTTCTTATGAGAGCTAACAAGGCTGCCCTGAAAAAGTTGCTAGAATATCCAGTCTGGTATGCATCTTATATAAGAGATGCACGTCTTGTTGGGCCTGAAGAAAAGCTGAGAGGCTGGAAAGAATGGGACGTGTGGCAGTATACGGGCCATGGCGAAATCGCTGGGGTTAAAGGTCGCGTGGACTTAAACTGGATCGCCGGCGAACAATTGGAAAAGTTGATTATCAAATGAGTATAGAAAGAAAACTTCGCAGAAAGAACGCAAAGAAATCAAAAAAACTAGCTGAAAAAGAAATGGCCAACAAGGTTGCTCTATTTGGAGAAATAGGCTCAGCATGCTTGACATGTAATAAAAGTTTTGATAAACTAAATCGGGAGCAAGTAATGACATGGAGTGTTGTAGTCCGACAACAGGAGGGAAAGGTTAACCTGTATTGTCCCGATTGTTGGAAGAGGGCTACTAAATTGGTTACCGAAATGAAAGAAGGGCTAGAAGAAAGAAGGAAGAAAGGAGATTAATATGCACTATCACATTGTACAGAAAAAGGGTTTTCCCATTGACACAGATCTAGCATCGGAACTTGATCTGTTGGACGAATTCCTACTATGGGAAGAGCAGGAAGACGCAGAAGAATTTTGTAATCAGTTTGAAGATAGATATGGGATCACTCCAGAGAGTCTCCTTCACTTTGAATATAGCACAGATGGTCATGTAAAAAATTTAGAAGGGTTTGAGTGGGATAAAACATATGTTGTTTTTGACGAAGAGATACAAGATTCAGATGTGTGGGATCACTTAGATGAGGTCTTAAATGAACAAGACGTATTTTTAGAGGAGGGCGAATGGAGAGAAATAAATTAGACACCCCCGAAGACAAAGTTAATCACCCCAATCATTATACTGTTAACTGGAAAGGTAACAAAGCCATAGAGACTTATGAATATATAAGGTCTTGGGAAATGGGATACCCTGAAAGTAATATTATTAAGTATGTAACTCGACACCCCTACAAGGGAAAGTCCCTGCAGGATCTAAAAAAAGCCAGATGGTATCTTAACAAATTAATAGAAGAACTTGAGGAAGGTCAGAATGGAAATTAAAAAAGCATTGACTTATGATGACGTTTTATTGATACCACAATACTCAGAAATAGAAAGTAGAAAACAAATATATATAGGCAATCTTCTAGACGACAATCGTTGGTTTGGACTACCAATCGTCTCTTCCCCCATGGACACAGTGACCGAAACTGACATTGCTCATGTAATGTGCAAGAATGGTGGATTGGGCATTATTCATAGATACAATACTATTGAAGAACAAGCGTTACTTGTTTACGAGACACATGGTTCACTTCTCCATGGACAGATCAAACCGGCCGTCGGCGCCGCCGTAGGGGTCACCGGTGATTATTTAGAAAGGGCCGAGGTTCTATGTGCAAACGGTGCTGGAATAATTTGTATTGATGTGGCCCATGGTCATCATTCGTTGGTTAGAAATGCCATCGAAACACTCAAGAAACAGCTAGATCCAAAAGTTCATATTATGGCTGGCAATGTTGCAACGCTCGAAGGGTTTAATGATTTGGCTGATTGGGGAGCGGACAGCGTTAGATGTAATATCGGCGGAGGATCGATCTGTTCTACAAGAATTCAAACTGGCCATGGTCTGCCGGGACTTCAGACTATCATGGATTGTGCCAAAACTGACCGTAGGGCGAAAATAATCGCGGATGGCGGGATTAGATCAAGTGGTGATATTGTTAAGGCATTGGCCGCTGGCGCAGATTTCGTTATGATTGGTTCTCTTCTGTCTGGTACCGATGAAACACCGGGCGAAAAAATCAAAACTGCGGGTAGATTTGTAAAGAAATACCGCGGTATGGCAAGCGAAGATGCGCAGATTGACTGGAGAGGAAGCTCTTCTTCAGAGGAAGGGATAAGTACTTATGTAGAATATAAGGGCCCCGCAGAGGATATATTGAAAAGTCTTCGCAGGGGGATAAAGTCTGGCTTATCATACTCCGGAGCAAGAACCATTGAACAATTCCAGATTAAGGCAAAATTTGTTTGCCAGAGCGGGGCAGGTCTCAGTGAGAGCAAAACGCATATATTACTCAAATGAAAAACAAAGTACCAGCTGGCGGAAAGTATATAATGTTTCCGTCTCTAGAAAAGTTAGATGTCAATTTAATAATTAAATTAAATTTTGACGATGTAACAAAGTTCTTTTTCTTTAATGAATATATAAAGGCTTATTTGGAAGAGGATAAAGATTTGATGCCTTTTATAAACAAATTAAAGGAAAGGAGCATGCTGGCCAGAAAATTTAGATTAAAAAAGGCCAAGAAGCTTCGCAAAAAAGAACAAGAAATAATTAATCGCTTTGGCTTGGATCAAGAAGAAATAGAAAACATTTTTGATTTAATTGAAGGCGCCGAAAATAAAGATGGAGGAAAATGAATTTATGGAATTATGTGCAAGTAAATGTCTGGAAGAAAACGTTACGTGTAAAGAAAAACAGTGTCGTAAGTGGATAGACTTTAAACAAGATTTAAATTGCATTCATGTAGCGATTAAAAATAATGGGTCGATGACCCTTCAAGAAGTGGCAAAAAGATTAGATATTTCTCATGTTAGAATATCGCAGATTGAAAAAGAAGCTATTCGTAAACTTCAAAAGAAGTTTTTACAAAATAACTAACTAATTATTACATTGAATAACAACAATTTACCCTCACGGGTTGTTGAAAAGGAGAAACC